GATCTAGTGTTCCCAGCGGTCGGAACTAAAACAGACCCATCATTGCTATCTGTAGTATAGCTAGTAGGCCTATTAATCTTACCGTATGTACCAGCAGCAGCATTAGTTAAACTACTAGGCACGAGGTCTTCCAATCCTTGAAACTCTTTTGAGGATTCTGTTTGTTGAAAAGCTCCAAACATGCTGCTTTCATACTTTTGTTCCAATCCATCTCGTGCAGCCTTGAGTTTAGTACCAACCAAGCTCTTAATCTTAGAAGGCCCACGGTTCTGCTGATCTTGGAAGATAGACCTCTGTACATGCGTAGCAAGTGCACGCCATTCCCAGATAGCCATCGTCTCAAGTTCGTCCTCACCCTCAGGTAGGAGGTCTCCATCAGCCACGGCAACTGCATCTGTAGTACCATAAGCAATAGTTCTAGTAATAAAAGTTCCACCCTCTTGTGGAGTAAGTGCACCAGCATTATTAAGTACTGCCCATACAGGAGTAGCGTTGAGGATATTATCAATCGCTTCCTCTCTAATCTCATACCAAGTAGTTACGAACGCATTGTCGATCGTTCTACTCAGTGTAGGTAGTGTTGTAGACATAATCTACACCTCACAATTCAAGTTGTAAGCCCTCCAATGCTTTGTCAAGTGCACTGTTCCAACGAGCACGACGATTAGCTTTTTGCATATCCGCCGCCTCTCGTTTCTCAGGTCGCTTACGCATTGGTTGGACTGAAGGTCTTTCTGTAAATACTGCGGGCTTAGCTACCTGAAGCTTACCAGACTCATGCTTGGCAAGGATATAAAGTTCCTCTACCGTAAGCCCTTGTCCTTTACTCCTCGATAGCTCAAGCATCTTCTGCTTATACCGAGCTAAATCTGGATATTTTTTCTGTGCAGCTGTTACTTGATTGCTAGCCTCCTGCTGCTGAATACTTGAAGCCAGAGCCTCAAGGTTCGAGAGTCTGTCTGTTACTTGATTGACTCTACTTTCTACAATCTGAGCTACACCCTTTACGAGTTTATCTACAAACTCCTTTGAAGGATCATCTTCCTCAATATTCAAACCGATGTCTTCAAGCTTAATCTCTTCCTCCACAGGAGTATCCTCCTGCGTCGGCTCTTCCTCTTCCGTATTTATGCGGACAGGCTTGCCAAGTCGTTTAGCTTCAAGAACAGCCTGAACATCAGGATCAGAAATGAGTGTCATCAATGCTTGGTTCTGCTCCATAGCAGATACCTTAGTCTGTAGATTATCCTCTGAAGTGCCTTTGTTCGCATCAACATCGACTTGAATCTCCAGATCGTCTTGTACGGGGTCGTTGTCCATAATTATTCCTTACCTTTAGGCGTTAGTATTCCAGTTACTTCCTTTGGTTCTTTTCCGAGGTCAGCCTTATTCGATTCAGCCTTCTCCTCAGTCTTTCCTTCCGTCGTCTTCTCTCCCGTATTCTCTTCTGTATCATTGTTTCCATCCGGCGTCTCTTGGATTTTCGTCTCGTCTTGTTGCTCAGCAGTTTCCTCCTTTCCGTTCTTAGTCTTAACTTCAAGTTCCTTCACAGAATCGTCTTTAACCTCCTCTTGCTCTTTAGACTCTTTTACAGAATCGTCTTTAACCTTTTCTCGTTCTTTCTTAGTGTCTTCCTCAATCTTCTTATCCTCTGCCTTCTTTAAACTCAGCCGCTGCTCCTCAAGCCTACGATTACGGAGGTTTCTCTTGTGCTGATGAAACTGGCGGCCAATCATTCTAAGTATCTGCTTGACCTCCTTCTGTGTAAAGTCATCCGAGAAGAAGAACTCAAGCTTATTCTTCGAGGTTTTCCGTATGATAAGTTCTTTCATAGTAAAGCTCCTGACTGTAAGTGATGTTCTCTACAATACTTCTGTAGGGACTTTCTTGTGGGAAAGTTTATTGGTTCCTCTGCTACATGCTCAAGGGTTAAGCCCCCTTCCGGCCAATTGTCCAGCCACGGTACTGAGGGAACCCGAACCATTCTGCCCTTGCAATCCTCTACTTTGCATCTGGGAAGCTGCTCGTCCTTGTGTATTATTTTGTGGCTGAAGTACTCCTCCCGATTGCCGCAGAGCGGACATTGCAAGTTGTATACGGGCATTGAATAATCTCCTAAATCCAGGGTCATTAATTTGTTCACTCAGATAGTTCCTTAAGGCAACAGGGTCAATCGTTGGGTCTTGACTAAGAAGTCCGTAGAGTTGTAGTGCCTCAAGTCTCTGCTGTCTTTGTTCAGCCTTGTTGATTAAATCAACCTTGTAGTGGAACTTATCCTTCAGTGATACTCCACGAACCTCCTGCCATCTTCTAGTTCCGTCCTCCCCCAATACCTCAAGAACTCTAGGAAGAGTCCAGAAGCTAAATACTAGATTGTTAAAGGTAGTCATCGAATCTCTATAAATCTTTCGTACAGCGAGGCCGCGTCGAGACATACGGAGCTGAGATGCCCTATCAACTATTCCTACCTCACGAGCAGTCCTTCGACCGCCTACAAATGTACCAACTTGATTTTGACTAAACCCAATCTGTTCCCTTGCATTTTGTCTAAGGTGCTCCTCCTCAATGCCAAGTGTCTGATTTACTTGATTGTCAAGTCGAGTAATTGCTTCATTGAGCTTTCGACCAGGTCTGACCTTTGCTGCTGCACCAACATCAGGAGACAGCATTGTCTCTAGTTCTTCATCTGAGATCGAGTCTCCGTCGTATAAAAACTTGAGCGTTGCTAACCTTCGCTGTTTAGTCCTCTGTACAGCCACATCCGAAAGCTCGTTCTGAATATGGAAGAGATAGTAGGAGTCCGGTGTAGTCCAAATAGATCGAACCCTCGGAGTAAAACTAATAGCAGCAAACGGAAGTCTATTCTCAATCTGAAGCAAATTTTCATTCTTCCTCAAGAACTTCCTATGGTTAGTCGCGACTGTATATACCATTCCAACACGCTTGTCGTGAATCTCCCAAAGTTCTACATACTCAGCCTTCCTCGTATTGCCACCCGCACGAAGAGTAATCTTAGACAAATAAGAGTTGACAAAATCCTCTACAGAGAGGGTTGGTTGAAGGTCTCTTGTCCCAGTGTATTTTACATCAGACCTTAAGTCCTCAATATGCCTTACAACCCTGTGTGCTATCCACGGAGCACTCTCGATCGAGTATGTACCCCACGGGACTACTATATCATGAGGAAGTACAGCTTGTACCCACGGCATTCCAGGTCTTACCTTCTCGTTGAACTCAATCAGCCTCTTAGTATCTCTACTCATTTGAGTAAGTGTCATACTCGTATCAAACGGAGCACCAATCCCGTAGGAAGGCTCGTATCCCCAAGCTGAGTCATAGCCATACTTAAGGAATCCAACCCCGAAGAGATATGCACAGAGTGCAGCATGTTGTACCTCCTCGCTCAATCCAGTCTCCTCGATTAAGAAATTATCTACACTCTCTACAATAGGTGCCTTATCAACAGCACTCTCAGTTCGAGGTTCTATAGATATGACAGGATCAGGTACTGTGATTGAGGAAAGCATAGAATCTCCCTGTGAAAGGAAGATGTTAGCTCCATCGTTAGCCATAGTTGGATGAACATTGTAATAGATTGATTCCATCATCCCCCAAGTCTCCTCTAGGCCAAACCTTGAGCGATACTCCAAGCCCTGCAATATATCATTGAGCCAATCATCAGGATTGTTAAGCTTAAAGGACACGGCAGTTGCTCCTTAAGTAATCTCTACTTCTATCCAATCTTGGTAAAACAAGTGGTTCATGACCCATTGGATCAAACACGAGCGATTTCTTATCCCTCTTTCTCCTCTTTATTTCCTCCATTGCACGCTGAAAGCTTAGTGGATTATCATCTTCAATAACACGCTCTCCGCTCATATCAAAAGTAGTTCTCCAAAGTGATAGTTGCATCGAGAGTGCGTCTATGATGTCATCATGCTGTCCTCTAGGAAAGGTCAATAGCTCACTGACTAGCTCCTTCATGTGGCGTTTAATAAATATGTCTCCGTTTGCAAAGATAGGTTGAAGACCACGAATCTTCATACCTTTATCTCTGTGCGTTCCTGGAACTCTCTCTAAGATAAAGTAGATGTTTCGGTCTCTCATCATCTGTCGTATATAATAGTCCAGAGAACGCTGAAAGGCTACATCCTCGTAGCCAACCACAATAGGATTATACATTTGTACATGCTTGAAGAGAGCATTAAGTATTTCTCCAGGATTTGTCTGAATCCTCGTATAATCCAACACATATACATAACCTTTTAAGTTGTCCTTAGCACATGTAATAACTACTGTCCAATCGTTCTTCCCACTTTGTGAAAGTTCAGGATCAGTAGCAGGATCAATCGTAGTAAAATTATAACAGCTAGCCGGAGGAGGATCATAGTCGTAGTAGTGTATCCAGTCAGGCTTAAAGATCATATCTCCACTGCGTACTGGTAGGTTCATGTAAAGACAACTGAAGAGATATGGTCCAAGGCCAGCCTCAAGCTGCTCTAATACTGAAGGCCCAAACCTCTCTGGGTATGTAATCTCCCCGCGTATAGCAGGATTGCCACTACTATCTTCTCTACAAGCTCGTGTTAACACCTTGTAGTGTGGTTCATTTTCCATAATCCAAGATATTAAATCAAGCTCGTACCAACGAGTAGAAACAACAAGTAGTTCTCCTGTCTCGATATCTGTAAGAATTGGAAGTGTATTGGTTCTATGCCATCCTATTGCCTGCTCTACATCTCTAGCAGAGGGAATTAGTTCCTCCATGCCTAACTCATCTAAGTCAGGAGCTACAGTATCATCCTCAATGATTACATCGTAGTGTCTAGAAATGATAGTAGTATTCGTACCCGCAGCCTCATAGGTTGACTCTGGGTAGGTCTTACTTCTGTTCAGACAAACTGAATCTCCACGCCAAGCACTATTAGACTTTGGCAAAAGCTCAGGGAAGAGTGCTCGGAGAAGTCTATTCTCTTCCCATTGAGCACGGATTAGACTAAGCTTCTTGAATGAGTTTTGAGCTGAGTTCTGTACGATAAGACACCTTATGTTTGGATCATTGATAGATAAAAACATCGGGTAGGCTATTGTACAAAGTGTAGTTTTGAGCAAGCTACGAGGGAGTA